CTATTGAAGTTAGTAGACGGTGTAGACTTCGGGGACATACGTGACTATGCCAATAAGCAGTTAATTCTTACAGGTGTTAAGAAGCCCGAGACTCCAGAAGAACAACAAATGCTGGCGGCCAAGGAAGTGGCAGGTGACAAGCCTTCTCCTGAGATGGTGCTAGCCCAAGCTGAAATGGTCAAAGGCAAAGCCCTACAGCAAGAAGCGGACTTTAAGATGCTGCAGCTCCAGGCCAACATGGGTAACGAAACAGCTAAACGTCAGATTGAGTCTTTCAAAGCCCAAACTGGCCGGCTTGACACCCAGATTGATGCGAGTGAAGCGGCGGTTACAATCGACTATAAACGAGCAGACGCCCTTGGCAAGAAGCTAGACAACCAGGCTAAAGTTGTTCAGCTACGTAAACCTGCTGACTTGTCAGACGAAGAGCTACTGACCGATCTATTTAACGATAAACTTCCTGTTGAGAACACAGCAGGTTACTGAGGCGACCAGAGTAAACGCAACCTCCTTGTGGGTTCATAAGGCGATAACCTCACAGTCGAGGAAAGGACTGAAGCATGACTCCTGAACATGAAGAAGCAGAATTAGTGGACGTCGAAGAAGAGATTGAAGAAACTGAGGTAGAGGAAACTGAAGTAGATACTGAGACTAAGGATTCTGAAACCGAAGAAACTGAAACTCCAGTTTGGATGTCCGAGGAAGACGAGCAGGAGACTTCCGAAACAGTTCCTGTGTCAGCGATCATGAAGGTGAAGTCTAAGCTAAAGGCTAAGCTACACGATCGTGATGAAGAGGTTGAGCGGCTTACAACTGAGAACGCTAGCTTGCGGGCGAAGGGTCCAGTTGCTTCTACTCTAGATAAGCCTAAGCGTCCACGTATCAATGATTTTGATGACGATGACACTTATGAAGAGGCGCTAGATACGTATGAAGAGGATAAGCTTGACTATCAAAAGAGAGTGCTCACACAGGAGCAAGGGGCTAGTCAACAGCAAGCAGCGTATGCAAAAGAATTAGACTCGTCAGTTGACGAGCACTATGAGCGCGCGGCAAAGCTGATCGAGACAAACAGCATTAGCCCCGATGTTTACAAGCAGGCAGACGAAGCGGTCAAACTAGTAATTGAAGGCCTTATACCAAAGAGCGGCGAACAGGTATTTAACCGGTTTGTCAATATCATTGGTGAGGGGTCTGAGAAGACCATGTTTTATGTAGGCCGTAACAAAGCCGCGCAAAAAGAGTTTAAGCACATTTTAGCCGAAGATAAGACGGGCTTAAAAGCTGCCTTCCACCTTGGCCGGTTAACAGAAAAGATGAACGGTACTAAAAAACAATCTAGTCGGGCTCCAAAGCCTACGAGCCAGATTCGCGGGGACGAAGCAGGGACAGTTAAGGGTTCGGCTATTAAAAAGAAGTACGAGGCCGCCCATACTAAAGGTGATACCCAAGCAGCTTATAACCTCAAGAAACAGGCGCGTGGCCAAGGCATCGACACAACGAGTTGGAGATAAATCATGAGCTTAACCACAGGTAAAATCGCAGAGGTTCTCTTTGAGAAAACCAAAGAGTCCTACGAGCATCAAATGCAGATGCTTCCCCTTGTTTCTTTTGAGCAACCTGACGCAAGCTCAATGCAAAACTCGGGTAATGTTCTTTGGCGTCCTACACAGCAACATGCTCCTATCATTGATGGTTGGGACATGACTGGTAAGGAAACCGGCATCATCGAGGAGACCTACCCAGCAATCCTCGGCACCCCAAGCAATGATTTCGTTCAGCAACGTGCTGACGATATGCGTGACATGCGCTTCTGGGAACGTCGTGGCGAGCAGTCAGGTCGTCGTCAAGCAACTGAGTTGAACAAGAATATTGCTCAAGCCGTTGCTACTCAAGGCTCCTTGTTCTACCGTTCAAACGTAACTAGTGGCTATGACTTTATTGGTCTTGGTCAAGCTACCATGAACGAGCGCCAGCTCATGGACATGGGTCGTACTTTCATGTTGAACGACCGCGATAACCTGACCTTTGCTTCTGATCTTGCTGGCCGTCAAACGCTACAAGGCCGTCCAGAAGACACTTGGGCTAAAGGTCAAATCGCAGGTAACGTCGCGGGTTTTGACGTGTTTAACGGTTCTTTCTTGCCTAACCTTGCTGGTGGTGCAAGCCCAGCTACTACAGTAACTGGCGCGCAAACTTTCGCTCCTGAAGCGGGCTCAGTAGTCGCAGCAACTGGCGTTGTTACTAACGTTGACTGTCGTATCGCAACTATCCCTGTAGCCGCTTCTGGTGGATACAACGTAGGCGACAAAGTTACTATTGGCGCAGTTCAGTCTGTTGGTCTTGCTGACAAGCAACCTACTGGCCAATTGATGACTTTTACTATCGTTGGTAAGCCTGATGCAACACATATCCAGGTGTATCCAAAGCCAATCGCGGCGGTTGATGCCGCCCTTTCTGACTTAGAACTGGCCTACGCCAATACTGATGTCGTTATTCCAAACGCGGCGGTTGTTGCACGACTCAACATTGATGCGACTGCGAAGACTAACCTCTTCTGGGATAAGGACGCTATCGAAGTTCTTGGTGGCACTATTCCAGCTGAGCTTTTTGCCTCGTTCGACGGCATGAAGGTCCTCTCTGATACTATGAGCAATGGCCAGCCGTTGTACATGGTCTATGACGGAAACATCGCTACAATGAACTTCCGTTATCGCCTATTCACTTGGTACGGAATTACTGTTGCTAACCCACAAAACTGTGGTGTTGCGATCGCGTACTAAACACTTTTGGTGGAGGGTCTTCGGGCCCTCCATATAGGAGATAAAGCTATGTCCCAAATTATCCAAATTGGCGGGCTGTACCATCGGCGGGGAGCAGCTGCTGAAGCCTTGACAACCGCAGTCGCTGCTGACGTTTTGGCTATCCCGGTTACCCACGGCTACGTCGCTAAGACTACTGGTGCGGACGCTGAGGCCTTAACTTTGGCTGACGGTGATCCTGGTCAAGTCTTGATTGTCAATCTGACTACTGATGGCGGTGGCGACGGTACACTAACCCCGGTAACTGCAACTGGATGGGCAACAATCGTTTTTACGGACGCGGGAGACCAGGCCACTTTGTTGTTTATTGACGATACCATCGGCTGGATTTTACTCGGTGCAAAAGGTGTCGCGGCTCCGCCAGTCACTTCAGTTTAATATTATAGGGCGGGCCGGCTTTAATTAGCTGGCCCGCGTTACGGAGGTTAACATGGGAAATGGGGAATGTACCACAATCACCCCAGCACTTGATATAGTTACTGCGGGACTTGCTACAACCACTGCAGGGCTTAACGCAGCGGTAACAGCGTTACTGAGTAACTCTATGGTATCCAAGCCTGGCTTGGCTATCGGTTCTACCCCAGCTAACGTGGCCAATCTGGCCGTCACTTTCAAACTGGCGGGGGTTCAGTACAGTAAAGTTGCAGTAGCCGCGGGCACCGCGCCAGGCAATGACGTAGTTCCTGTTGATACTTACGGGGCTGTTGCACTCGATATCGATGCGGCTGGTACTATCACAGTCATTGAGGCCGCCGATAATGTAACAGGTTACGCATCAGCTGCCCTAGCCTTAGCCGATATTGCAGAGCCCCTCACGGCCAAAGCTCGGCTAGGTACGGTTAGCGTTATCCGAGCGACAGCAGGGGCCTTCACATTCGGTACCACAAGTCTGGCGGACGGGGATACTACTGTCGTTTACACTGATGCCACTACAACTATTGAAGACTTAGCAACGGTATAGGGGCTTAAAAGCCTTATGGGGGACTAAATGTCTACAGTTTTATATAAAGACGGGCGTAGCCACAAAGTAGACCCGTACCAAGTAGAGGCCCTACTTAGCCAGGGGTACTCTGTTTTATCAAACGCTGACAAGGTAGCCGCTGACAAGGTAGCCGCTGACAAGGTAGCCGCTGACAAGGTAGCCGCTGACAAGGTAGCCGCTGACAAGGTAGCCGCTGGCAAGGTAGTGGTTGACAAGGTAGCCGCTGGCAAGGTAGTGGTTGAAGATAATAAACCCGCAGTGAAGAGTAAATAATTATGACTAAGGTCGATCTCATAAAAGGCGCTTTTTCCCGGTGTAGAATCTCTGGGATAACGAGTGTCGCTACGCCTGAAGAAACTAGGCTTGCGCTTGACCGTCTTGAAGACATGGCGGCGGTATGGGAAGAGGCACATATCCTAACTGGGTATAACTTTGAAGATCGGCCTTTGCCTAATACAACTCATAACTTGAAGAGAGCTTACCGTAGTGCTTACCAAGCTAATCTAGCCCTACTCCTACTGGCAGATTTTGGGAAGCAGCCTCATCCAGGCCTAATCGCCGAGGCTGCTTCTACCTTTGCAAGAACCTCAGCAAGTACTGCGTTAGTTAATCAAGTTCCTTACCCCAGTAGAATGCCTGTTGGGGCCGGGAACACGTTAAAAAGTGGTAGATGGCAACGTTACTACGGGGCAGTTGAGGCCCTACCTGCTGAGTCTATACAGATGTATGTGGGGGACATTAAAGACTTTACTGAAGACTTCTCCCCCCTTCTAGGGTATGCTGAGACCATCGCTTCATTTACTATTGTGGCCTCTTCGGGGATTACCATCACCTCTAGCTCTTTAAGCTCGCCGGTAGTGAATTACCGCGTAACCGCCGGAACTGAGTTAGCGAGTGCCTCAGTCGTGATCACGGCGACAAGTTCAACAGGCCGCGTAGAAACTAAAGTGCTGACCTTCTTAGTTAATGAGGTGCCAAATGCCTGAGATGCAAGTTAACCTCATTAAAGGGGATAAGATCAGTAGCCTTACTGATTACCGCGACGCGTTACCAGTTAATATGTACGCGGTGCAACGTGAAATCTTAGGGGCTAATGGCTATATGCTTTGCTGGCCAGGTCTCACGGAATTTGGAACCTCACAAGGCGTTGCCCGCGGTGGTGTATTTAATGACCGGGTCTCGGAGCACTTTCGTGTATCGGGCAATCAGCTAGTTGCGGTTGACACCCAAGGGGTTGAAACCTCTTTAGGCCCTATACCTGGGTCTGACCAGGCGGCTATGCCCTACAGCTATAATACCCAGTGTATTATAGCTAACGGCACTATGTTCTTATACGACAAGGTCTCTGGGCTACGCCAGGTTACAGACCCGGACTTAGGGAAGCCTATTGATGGGGTTTGGATAGACGGCTACTACTTTTTAACCGATGGGGAGTATATTTATCATACCGACATTACTGATGAGTCTAGTATCGACCCGTTAAAGTACGCTACTGCTGAGTTTATGCCTGATAAGTCTTTAGCCGTCGGGAAGACACAAGACGATAAAGTTATTGTATTTGGCCGCCACTCTATTGAGTACTTCGTAGATGCCGCCACCCCACAGTTTGCTTTTAGGCGCCTTGAAACTCGCGCCCAAAGTATTGGGCTCGTTGCTACTCATGCTAAGGCGGCTAGTGAGGGTACTTGGTACATAACAGGAAGTCGAAGGAACGAGGCGTTAGGCGTCTATATGGTCGGTGTAGGTTCTTCAACTAAGGTGTCTACAAGAGAAATAGACCATCTACTTGAGGCCTACTCAGACAATGATTTAACTGATATGCGAATGGAGACTTTAGTAGATAAAGGCTCGGTATTTATACTTGTTCATCTGCCCAATGAGACTCTTTGCTTAAACGTAACAATAGCGAAAGCTTTTGGCATTGGGGCGGCTTGGCTAATATTAAAATCTAGGGCCAACAACTGGCCATACAGAGCGATTAACGGTGTTCTTGACCCAAGGCTCAATAAGTGGGTTTATGGGGATAAGTACGAGGATAGACTAGGGCTACTTGACGCTTCGGTATTTACTCAGTATAACGAGCTCTCCGAATGGCTGATGTACACCCCATTTATTAACCTTGAGACCTTTAGCATTGATGAGCTCAGCTTAGAAACTATCCCAGGGGATACGGTGGCTAATGATGCCACTGTCGCGGTGTCTATAACTCTTGATGGGCTAAACTATGGAACAGAATGGTGGAACCTGTATGGGGCCCCCTTAGACTACGGTAAACAGTTTATTATTCGGCGTATGGGGCATGTGTCTAACTGGGTGGGCTTTAGGTTTAGGGGTCAAACTTCTTCTCGTATGGCTTTTGCGGGGTTAAAGATTACTTATGGGTAGCTCTACCACGGTAAGTCTATTAAGAGGCCTAGTCTTCTCTGCGCCAGAACTTAGAGTAATGCACCCTGAGTGGCCCGGCGTGATGATTGAAGACTACTTAGCCCTGTATGATAACCTAGCGGTAATCGCTGACGTAGTTGACCAAAAAGAGGATAGGCTTAAAAGCGTTATTAACGTAAGTACGACCGACTCGCCCTTCACAGTTAACGACATCGACCAAGAGTATGTCTTCGATACGACGGTAGGAGATATTATCGCTAGCCTAAACGCGGGTGTGGACGGCCGCAGGTACCGCATGACTAACGTGGGCGCCGCGGGTAACAAAGTTATTATTACCCCCGATGGAGCCGAGCAGTTATTCGGTAGTGCTACTGAGAATATTTATGATGCTGAAACTCTTGATATGACCTTTGAAACCCTTAAAGGATGGTGGTAGATGAGTAGAATTAGACCCTGGGCAAATGGAGACCAAGTCGTTCTTACCGACACTGGTAGTGTTCCAGTTAGCGCAGGCCTTCAGTCTCCTCTACCCGTAAATGCCGATAGCGTGTACACTAGTGACTTATGGATATCAGAGTCAGTTGTAGCCGGATGGGTTGACCTAGATGGGGCTGGTGGGGACCTTATACCAATACTGTTTAATAACTTACACACTGCCATACAGAATACTTCAGCAGATAACCCTAAGGTCCTATTTGTCCATTTTAACCGCACGGTGTTTCTTAATCAAGTAGGCATAGGCTGTGCTAACCACGTTGGTGATAGCTTTAGTAACGTGTTAGTTAGAGTGCTGGGGTCTGGCGGGGTGGAACGAGAAGTTTTTAATGACTCTGCTAACAGCACAAAGCTAACGTCGAATAACTACCAGTTTGGGCCTGAGCTCTGTAATGCCCTTCAGCTGGAGTTCTACACAGCGGACCCTATAACCCTTACTAACCTTACTATCCAAAAGTTAACTAGCACCTCTTCAATACTCCGGGCTACTGAGCCTAATGGGTCTATTATAGATATTGGGGCGACTGAGTCAGGTAACCTTAAGGTCAGTGACGCTGAGTCTGGCTTAGCGATAGCCAAGGGCCTAGTTAAAGGCAATACTTTCATTCATAAGTTTGGTGGGGCCCCTGACTTTGCCACCGCAGATGGTCCAGTAACTATATGGGACGGCGCGGACGCAGGTGGCATAGACGAAATGACCTACACCTACTCTACTACCGCGGCTATTGATAGCCTATCTAGCTCGAGCACAACCGACTTAACCAGTATTGAAGTTCAAGGGCTGGATGCTAACTATGCGTTAGTTATCCAAACAATCACACTGGCCGGCCAGGTATTAGTAGCCTTAACGACTCCGCTACTACGGGTATTTAGGCTAAAGAATGTGGGTAACGTGGACCTCACAGGGTACGTATACTGCTATGAGAATACCGCTCTATCAGGAGGGGTCCCGGTAGATACGGCTAAAGTTAGAGCCATTATCCAGCTACCAAATAACCAAACACTAATGGCCGTTTATACTGTGCCAGCCGGGTGTACAGGCTATATGCGTGACTGGTATGCCGCAACTGCTGGGGCTTCAAAGTCAAGCAACTACCCCGTTAGACTACTTGCTCGTCCCTTCGGCCAAGTGTTCCAGTTGAAGCACGTGGCTGCTTTGAGCGATGGGGGTACAAGCCAAGTCCAGCATAGGTATGAAGAGCCTGAAGTCTTTGCAGAGAAAACAGACATTGAGCTAAGAGTGGCTGTATTAGCTACGGGCGCGTCTGGCGCAGCGGTGGCTGGGGGCTTTGATATTGTGCTAGCCGATAACGTATAACCATCAGCCTAACCGACCGATCAACCTAGGAGGTATAATGTGTAAAAAGCTAAGCCCTGTTAATGGTACCCTGGAGCTTATTAAGGCGGTAGGCCTTGATAAGCTAGAGGCGGAGTGCTTAAAAAAACCTCAGGCGGAGTGCCCAGTGGTGCATTATTTTTCTCCAGGAATATGCGTGCGTGAGGTTAGTATTCCTGCGGGCACTTTTGCTATTGGGCATAGGCAAAAGAAAGAGCACTTAAATATCTTTTTAAAGGGCGCGGTGACCGTGTATAAAGACGACGGCCAGATTGAAGAACTCATAGCTCCTATGATTTTTGTGGGCCAGCCGGGCCGCAAGGTGGGGCATGTCACTCAAGACCTTGTCTGGCTAAATGTGTACCCCACAAATAAAACGAGCATTAGTGACGTTGAAGAAGAGTTTATGGATAAAAGCACGGTTTCTAAGGAAGTCTATAAGGGGGCAGTAAAGTGCCTCTCCTACACTCTTGATAGTGAGGACTATGTAAAAGTACTACAAGAGTCTGGGTATACTGAAGAACAGGCCCAAGCAGAAGTACAAAACTTAAATGACCAAATCCCTTTTCCCCTAGGCCCTTTGTCTGTTAAAGTAGACGACTCGCCAATCCATGGTAAAGGGCTATTTGCAATGTCGGGCTTTCAAGCGGGGGAGGTCATATGTGACATGAGAATTGAGGGTAAAAGAACCCCAGCAGGCCGGTATACAAACCATTCTCGAACCCCTAATGCGGTGCCTAGGTGGTGTGGAAAGACCATACAGCTAGTGGCTTTATTGGGCGTCAAGGGGTGCTTAGGGGGCTTTAATGGGGATGAAATTACTATTGACTACCGAGAAGCAATGAAAGTCAGGAATGAGGAGGTAGAACTATGTCATCAGTAGCAACTGCCGTGGTAGCCGGGGCCGTCGTAGGTGGAGTAAT